GCAAATCCTCGGTTGTGTACGTAACCATACCCAATCCAACCCATTTGTGAGGTTCGATAAAGTGTGGAACAACAATCTGCTCGCTGTTGGGTAGCCTAAACACAGGCTCCAATGCGTAGTCAGCAAAACGCTGAACCATTTCAGCGATACTGAAGTTAACTTTAAATTCTGGTTTTTGTTTTTTAGTCATTTATGCTCTCCGATTTTGGTTTTGGCATCGTCAAACCCATACCCCACAATGACTCGATGCCCGCAGTCCTGTAGGTAATCAATCCAATCTTTTTGTTCTGGTCTTAATACACCTCCTTTCTGACGTTTCATCTCAATCCACAAACCCCAAGATGGGACAAACAGGTCAGGGACCCCGGCGCTAACTCCCTCGGCCTTCAACCTACTTGCCACGCTGATGCTGCGTTTTTCACCGTTCGGAATAGCAAAGATCCGCACATCCGGATAAGTCTGCCGAAACCAGCTAACCAGTTCACGTTGCTCTTCATGCTCGGTTGGCATCACCATTTCCTGCCTACCACTCGATAGAATTTTCCATCGCGTTTGTACTCGATGGATACTGGGGGAAACCCTTGGTTCATCTGCGCCACAACATAATCAACCGCGTCTGACTCAGCCACTTCGTTGATCTGATTTAGTACCGCCTGGGCCTTGTTGGCGATGTAATACAGCGTACCCAACGCCTTCTCACCGGCAAAACCAGAATGCAATATCGGCAGGTATTCGGTGATCGGGGTATCGCTCAGGCCACCGTAATAGGTGATTGACACCATCAATTTACCGCTGGCTTGACTTACGTGCCGACGCCACGACCAATCGGTGACCGCCATCTCGGTCCCGCTGTCGCCCATAATGTCGTCATGTTGTAGCTTTAATCGCTTAGGCTCAACAGCGGGGAAATCCGTCCCGCAAGCGGGGCATATGCGCACAGCCAACGCACAGATCTCGTTGCAGTTGTCGCATATTTTGATCGGTGCAACACCGTCGCCTGTTCCTCCCTTTTTGGGAGCTTGCACATTGGTGATCGGGCCATGCGTTGATACAACCTTGGCAAAGTCCAGCACCAGGCAGTGATCGGCGTGGCTCTTGGGCCGCATACCTCGACCGGCCATCTGGATGTACAGGCCAGGGGACATCGTTGGGCGCAGCATTGCAATCAGGTCAATGTCTGGGTAATCAAACCCCGTGGTCAGCACGTTGGCGTTAGTTAACGCTTTGATCTTGCCGGTCTTGAACTCATCAATGATCTTCTCGCGCTCTTTCTTGGGCGTGTCGCCGGTCACACACTTAGACGGTATGCCCCAATAGTTCAGAATCTCGCAGACGTTCTCGGCGTGGGACACACCCGTGCAAAAAAACAGCCAATGCTGCCGGTCTTCAGCCAGCGCAATGACTTCGCTGACAACACGCACATTCTGGTCTTTGGTGTTGACCGCCTTTTGTAGCTCACCCTCTATAAACTCCCCACCGCGCTTGGCAACGCCTGTTGTGTCCAAAGCTGTGGCTGTCACCTTAGAGCGTAGCGGGGCCAAATACTTCTTGAAGATCAACTCTTCAACCGTTACCGGAGCAATCAAGGCGTTAAAGATTGCCGGCTCATCGGTAATCATGCCGTGGCCTAGCCGGTACGGCGTGGCGGTCAGGCCAATGACACGCAGGTTGGGGTTGATGCGTTGTAGCTGGCGCAGCAGATCACGATAGCCGCCCGTGTCTTTGTGATTGACCAGATGGCACTCGTCAATGATCACCAGATCAACGTGATCAATCTGCGCTGCCTTGTCCCGCACAGACTGGATGCCGGCAAACGTGATCGGCTGGTGTAACTCACGCCGACCTATACCCGCGCTATAGATACCAAGCGGAGCGTCCGGCCAATGTGCGTACATCTTCTCGGCGTTTTGCTCAATCAGTTCTTTCACGTGAGTCAACATCAAGATGCGAGTATCAGGCCACTTAGTAAGCGCGTCTTCGCAGATAGCGGCAACGATGTGGCTCTTGCCAGATCCAGTTGGCAACACTAGACATGGGTTGCCTTCATAGCCGGCAAGAAACCAGTTGTACAGGTCATCTATGGCCCGCTGCTGGTAGTCACGCAGGATCATCCAATTACCCGCGCATCAAACATCTTCCGAAACTCAATCATCCTTTCGTCAGACTCGGCACAAGCAACAGCGTTGGCAACCAACTCCTTAGATCCGTACACACCATCTCCTGGCTCGCCGTTGACCACTTCTTTGCCTTTGATGACGTAGATGGTCTGCCACTGGTCACCGGCCTCCTTGCGCTGCCACGGGACCATATCCGGGTGCAGGACATGGCTACCGCAACCCTCACGCTGCCATTCCACTGGTATCTCGCTACCTGCGTGGCGCTCGCAGATCCATTTAGAATTCTCGGTTGCCGTGCTGTGGGCGCAGGTGCGGCAATTGACCTCTTTGGTCAGGCGATCGCCATGGCAAAACTCATGCGCTGGACACCACTTGCATTGATACCAGCTAGGGTCTGCGCTTAAAGGCTCTGGCATCCGGTCTGACAATGCGATGCGCTTGCCACGGGCTATTGCGTTTTCGGCAACGCCTTTGTCGTACTCCACCCGCTCGGTATAGATTCTGTCGTCATCTTTGCAGATAGCCACATACAGCGCCCTGTCAATACCAGTGCCATGCATATAAGACTGCATTTGCACAAAGTGATCAAACTTGGCACGTTCAACGCCCTTGTCTTCAACCTGCTCATAGCTCTTCTTGTTGTGGGTTTTGTACTCACAAACGTGTTTTTTCTGTGGCGCTCCCGGCACCCCAGAGATTGCGATGTCATCTATGCTCCCGCTGATGTGACAGCCAAAGTCCACGCGCTCCTGCGCCGTCCCTGGCTTGAACTGGATGCCGATTGCTTGCAGATCATCCTTAATCGTGGCTTCTTCGTTCTGGCCGCGCCTAAACATACGCAACACGCGACCTTCAAACTTGGATGCCACGGCCCAACGGAACGACAGCCATAACCAGCGGTCGCAAGGATGACCAAGTTGGCTTGCACCAAGGTGTGCCCTCGGCTTCTCTGGCTTATCTGCGTGATGCTTGTCAATTAGCTCGGGGATGCTATACTGAGCGTCAGGTATTTTCATTTCGTGCTCTCTCCTTGGTATCTTTGCCCCGGCACTTCACCGGGGCATTTTTTTGCCTGTTACTTCTTAGCCCACGGTGGTGCAGCCTTTACACCAGCAGCAGGAACGGCTGGTGCAGCCTTCGGTGCAGGTGCAGCACCACCAGATAACGACTTAAATCCGCGCACTTCGTTGCTGTTGCCGTACTGCTCAGAGATACGAATATCCAACTTGATTGACAGGTTGCCGCCAATCATCTGGTCCGTGTCTTTTAAGCTGGTTAAGCCGATGGCCCGCATGATCTCGCCGAGCTGCTGGCGTCCGATCTCTTCGGCCTTCGGGTTGGCGTTGCGTACGTTCAGGTTGCCAAACACAACACGCCCCTGGTGCGTTGGGCCTTGGATGTCATATCGGATCTTGATGTACTTGCCGTTGCCCATTTTTGTCGGAACGATCTCAGCAGAGGAAATGGTTGCGGTGTACCAGCCAGCGGGCAGGGGTTCAAAGTTGCGTTCCGACTGGGGCAGCGTGGCAACGTCAAAGGTTTCGTCTAAAAGCATTTCACTTCCTTGTGATGGTGAACGATGGGCGACCGGGCTTGGCAGTAATCGCTGCCGCAAACGGTTTGGTGATTGACTCGTCCGAGGCTTTCCAGACGGTCATGTTGATCTCAGGTTTCCAACGGAACACCGTAGACAGGTGCTCTTCATTACCAGTTTCATGGGCGATCATCAGCAACTTGTCAGCGTTAACCGTCCGGTTCACCCGACCTTCAATCTTAATAGCGAAAGGTGACCCGACTTGCACCACGTTTTCAGTCCCCTCAAACGTCTCAGGAAAGCTGACCTTCCGCGCAATCTCATCCTCGATCTCGCGGCGGCATTCAACGGCCACCTTCTCGGCTTCCTTGTAGCCAATCCAACGCTCGGCCAGTTCGTCAAGCGTAATGTCATCAAACACTCTCATGCTGCACCTCCAATTTTTTTAATGATCTCGCCAAGATCGGCGTCTTCCCACACTTCCAGCTTGCCAGACCGATCTTTGGCAAGCCACAACCCATCGCCATCAGTCATCAGGGCGCGTCGGGTAAAACCCTCTGCGTCCTTCTCGACGCGCAGCGCCAGAACTTCATCAAAGAAGTAGGGCAATGATTGCCCTGTCTTGTTCCCAGGCATACTCGGCGCATACAGAACACGGCCCATCTCGTCCTGGGTCTTTTCCAATTTTGCCGACATATAAACGTGCTTGCCAGGGAGATCGCGGAAGCCTCGAATGATGTCGGCCATCTGCTCCTGCATCGCCCCATACGCCGCCCGTGGGTCTTTGTTGATCTTCTTTTCAGCGTTCAGCACCACCTCGGCAATCTCGCTGATACTGTCTAGAGCCACCGACTGGAACTCACCCGCTTCAGCGCTGCTAGTAAGCCACTTGTAAGCCTCTTGCAGCTCCTGCATTGAGGTAATCTCAATGAATGGTAGGTTGGTATCGGCGATACTCAACAAACCTCCCTCCGCGCTCAAGATGACTGGCGTGGGTAAAGTGGGGATCAGGCTGGTTTTACCTGCGCCCGCCTGACCGTAGACCAGCAGCTTGACCGCTTGGGCGGTCGCTTCTTTCGTCCTCTTCAATGAAATTGCCATCAGATGCCTCCGCTTAATGCAAGAAACAAGACGATGGCAGCAGATGCGCCAACGGCAATTGACGCCAAGATAATGACCCAAGGCGGGTCTTCTTTAGGTTCAAACTTCATGGTTACTCCTTAAGTAAAATAGCGGCGTTGTACAGACCACGGCGAGGATTATTCGCCACCACCTTGCGATGGCCGTTGACCTGCCCACCAAAGGTGAGCGTGTCAAT